CGACCACACATCATTGTAAAAGACAATAACGATAATTATTTTATGGTTGGTCTTGAGCACGGTGCTGACGTAACAGGCGGAACTATTAGTTCTGGAGCTGCTATGGGAGACTTAAGTGGATACAACTTGACGTTAACGGGAACTGAGAGAGCTCCTGCTAACTTCATTGATGTTACTGCAGAAACAGATAGTCAGCTAACTTTAGGTGACACAACTACAGTTACAGTAATACCTGGAACTGTTGCTGACGTAGACGTTGATGACGACCAACAAGGAATACCAGTAGGTAATAACTAGTAGAGTACCTTCTTAAACGCAATAAGCCTCACTTAACAGTGGGGCTTTTTTGTAAACAAATAACACACCTTTGAGTTATATATATATGAATGTATTAGCTCCTGTTCAGACAAGCCAACAATTAAAGATAGTACCTAGAGGTTACAGACCTTCAGGGACAGATTATAAGGTTACGCTTACTGAAGATGGCACAGGTAAAACAGAAACACTTACAAATGTAAGTGCAGTACAAGACGGTAATTATATGGTGTTTACTGTAACATTTACCATACTTACAAACAACTCTGTTTACTATATGGAAGTAGAGAGAGATAATAAAGTGAAGTTCAGAGGTAAGATATACTGTACAGAAAGGTCTACTAAAAATAAAAAAGTGTCTCTTAATGAAAACAAATACACAGAACACACTGCTGCTCCAACAGGACAGAAATATATAACAGTTTAATATGGCTAGAAAGAAAAAATCAGAAGGAGCAATCAGGGTAGTAAATCTACAGGGTTACACCATTCCTGAAATAAAGGAAGATTACCGCAATGATTGGGTAACATACGGAGAAGATAATAACTACTTCGGAGACCTAATAGACAACTATCTTAGCAGTCCAACTAACTCCTGTTGTATCAACGGTATCGTAGATATGATTTACGGTAGAGGCTTAAGCGCAACAGACAGCGAAGAGAAGCCTGAGATGTTTGCTAGATTCAAAATGATATTAAAGGACGAAGAGGTAAAAAAGTTAGTTAATGATTACAAGTTACTTGGTCAAGCTGCTGTTCAGGTTGTATACAATAAAAGTAAAACTAGAATTACTTCTCTTACGCATTTCCCTATGGAAACGCTAAGAGCAGAAAAAGCAGACGAAGGTAAGATTAAAGCATATTACTACCATCCTAAGTGGTCTGATTATAAGCCTACAGATAGTCCTAAGCGTATACCAACATTTGGTAATGGTAAGCCTAGTGAACTTAGAGAGATTTATATTATTCGTCCTTACAGACCAGGGTTTTATTACTATGCGCCTGTGGATTATCACGGATGTTTACAGTACTGCTCTCTTGAAGAGGAGGTATCTAACTACCATATAAACAATATTCTTAATGGGCTTCAGCCATCACTTCTAATCAACTTCAATAACGGAGTTCCTGACGAAGAGGCACAACAGCTTATAGAAAACAAGATACAAGACAAGTTCGGAGGAACGTCTAACTCAGGTAAGTTTATACTAGCGTTTAACGAAGACCCTGAACGTGCAGCAGACATAGAGCCAATCCATTTACCAGATGCTCACGCACAATACCAATTCCTGTCTGATGAGGCTCGTGAGAAGATTATGCTTGGACACAGAGTCGTTTCTCCGATACTGCTTGGAATAAAAGATAATACAGGCTTTGGGAACAACGCAGAAGAGCTTAGAACGGCTTCTGTACTTATGGATAACATTGTTATTAGACCGTTCCAAGAAAAGATAATAGAGTGCCTTAAAACGATTTTGGCATTTAATGAGATTGACCTTAACCTATACTTCGTTACACTACAGCCTATTGAGTTTACTCAGCTAGACAATATCGAGACTAAGATTAAGCGTGAAGAAGAAACAGGAGAGAAACTATCTGCTATAGATAGAGTAAAGTCACTATTTAAAAAGAAAGAAGATGAAGGCACTGTTCATAACGACTGATGACTTAAGACGTAAGTCGATTGTAGGTGGGGTTGTAGATGCTGATAAATTTATTCAGTTTATCGAGGTCAGCCAAGATATCCATATACAGAATTATCTGGGTACTGTACTTTACGACAAGGTGCAACAGTTAATTGTAGATAACGAGATAGACCTCCCTGCGAATGCAGCCTACAAAACACTCCTGAACGACTATTTAACACCTATGCTTATTTGGTTTGCTCAGTCAGACTATTATATGTTTGCTTCCTACCAAGTTAGCAATGGAGGTGTATATAAGCATCGTAGCGAGTCCTCAGAGACTCTCTCGATGCAAGAGGTGCAATATCTAGTAGAGAACTCACGCAATAAGGCAGAGTTCTACACAAGAAGGTTTTTAGATTATATGACGTTTAATAACGATTTGTATCCTGAATACAATGCTGCAAACAATGAGGGTATGTATCCAGACAAGTCAGATAATTTCAACAGTTGGGTTTTATGAGATATCAACCAAAGAAGGAAAACATAAACAAACTAAAACAGTTTTTAAGTAGATGCCAATACCAAGACCAACACCAGGAGAGAAACAAAAAGACTTCATCGAGAGATGTGTTGTCCAAATTGGCAAAGAATACAAAACAGAACAAGCATTAGCAATCTGTTATAAAGAATATAGAGAAAACAAATAGAGATGCCAAACGAAATATATCACAGAAGCGAGTGGGGAAACCCTAAACCTTTAGGTTGGGGTAACATTTATTTTGATGCTGATGCAACAAACGAACTGTATAAGCGTTCTGATAATTACGAAAACTCTGATGGCACAGACGAGATATTAAGGGATATATCTAACAAGGCAAGTATTGTCTTAACTCCTACTGCTTACGATAATGGTTCTATAAATTCTCCTGTACCTACTGATGGCGATGGCGACTTTGACTTTACGAGAGCGTCTATTGCTACAAGAGTAAACGAGAAAGGACTTATAGAAGAAGTTGCAAGTGGTATTCCAAGAATAGATTACACAAGTGGTTTTGGAAGTTGGTTATTAGAGCCACAGAGTACTAATTTATTTTTAAATTCAGCTAATTTATCTACACAAGACGTTACTACAACTGCAACAAGTTTTAGTGTTTCTTTTTACGGAACAGGAACAATTACATTTAGTGGCACACATACAGGCACACTAACTGGTGCGGGTATTAATGAGAGAGTAAGCGTAACTTTTACACCAACAAGCGGAACTTTAACCTGTACTGTTAGCGGTTCTGTTACAAATGCTCAAATTGAAAATTTATCTTATAGCACTTCGTACATACCAACAGAGGGTTCAACCGTAACACGCTCGGCTGATGTAGCAAACAATAGCGGTAATGCTGACTTGTTTAATAATAGTGAAGGGGTTTTGTATGCCGAAATTGCTGCACTTGCTGATGACTTAACGAACAGAGTTATTTCAATAAGTGATAGCTCAAATGATAATGCAGTTACGCTTCGTTTTAAAAACAATACAAACCAATTAAATTTTCAGGTAAGGGCAAATGATGTAGCTGAAATATTTAGGAATATTACAGTAAGAGACATTACTGAATTTACCAAAGTTGCTTTTAAATACAAATCAGGCGAAAGTTCTGTTTTTGTAAATGGAACTGAAGTTATTACAATGGGTCAAACCTTTACATTTAGTAATACGTTAAACCAACTTCGTTTTGAAAGCGCATCAACTGCAGACGACTTTTACGGTAAAACAAAAGAACTTGCAGTATTTAAAGAAGCATTAACAGATGCAGAGTTAGAAAGTTTAACAAGTTGGGTCAGCTTTACACAAATGGCTACTGATTTAGAATACACTTTAGAATGATATACGACAAAGCATCTTTAGCGCAAATACCAAGTGGAGTAGGAGTAAATACACTATTTTCTGTTGTGCCTAATACAAGCACAGGGGACTTTGCCTATACAGGTGCTACTAATGGTACACGAGTAAACAAAGATGGTCTTATAGAAACCATACCTGCTAACGTACCAAGACTTAACTATAACTTTATAAACGGAGTAGTACAACCTGACCCACATTTACTTTTAGAGCCGACAAGGACTAACAGAATAACAGATACAGAGGGGTGGAGTAATTTTGCCGACCCTGAAGCAACAAAAACTGACGTTACAAATGTTATAGCACCTGACGGAGGTATATCGGGAATAAAAAAACTTACAGCAACAAGCACCAATCAACCAAGAATTGAATGGGCGCAAATATCGATACCTTCAACTACAACTACTTATGTTTGGAGTGTATTTGTCAAAAAAGATACTGCACGTTATGTAGGATTATCGCATTTTTCTGACACTACACAAAATGTAATTTTTGATTTAGATACAGGTTCAATAGAAGATGAAACAGGAACAGACGTACCTGCTAAAATAGAATACTATGGTAACGGGTGGTACAGAATATCCAAAGGTGCTACTATTTTGAATACAGCAACTTTTAATATTTTTAAGTTTCACTTGTGTACAAAAGATGCTATTAATACAGGGGTAAACGGGGAAAGTGCGCTTATATGGGGTTTTCAAATAGAAATTGGCAATTATGTAAGTAGTTTTATACCTACCACAACAGTAGGTGCTATTACAACACGAGCAGTAGATAATGCTCAAATAGCAAGTGGTGCAGAAGACATAATAGGCAGTCAAAACGAAGGTACGTTGTTTATAGATTTAGAAATACCATACGATACTACTTCTTCTGATTATTTTCAGTTTTCAATATCTGACCCAGATGCAGAAGAAATACTTGATAATAGAGTATTCATAAACTTTATAAGTGGTGAAGCACAATTTCAAGTGTTTTCGGGAGGTTCAGGTGTTGGTTTTTGCAACACACCTACACCAAAAAACATAAGGTTAAAAATTGCAGGAAGCTACGAAACTGACAACTTTGTATTGTTTAAAGATGGGTTACTTGCAGATGATATTGATACAGGTGGAACAGTTAATTTTACTACACAAATGGAAAGTATAAGGTATGCTGACCAAGGAAACGGTTTAAAGTTTCAAGCTAAAGTATACCAAACAATGTTTTTCAAAGAAGCATTAACGCAAGACGAATTAGAAACACTAACGAGTTATAAGAGTTTTAACGAAATGGCTACACAACAATTATATATTATAGAATAATGGCAAATACATTTAATTTAGGAAACGGAAGTTGGGCGCAAAAGACAGAGAAACTACTTGCGTTTAATTCCGAAAACGACAACTACAAACCCTTACCTTTTGACTTTGACAGAGCATCAAGCGCAACAAGGGTAAACAAGCAAGGTTTAATCGAAACGGTAGGCACAGACAAGCCAAGAATTGACTTTCTAAACAACACTAAAGGGCATTTGCTACTTGAACCTTTTAGAAGAAATATAGCAGATTACAGCGAAGATGGTACTGAATGGAATGCAACTAACGTTACTGTTTCTTTAGACAGCTCTATTAACAAACCTGATGGAATTGCAGGTGCATATAAAGTAACAGACAATACAACAAACGGACAACACAGGGTGGATGTTCGCCCAACTGTCGTTAATGGAACGCAATATGCTTTCTCTGCTTTTGTAAAACAAGTTGAAAATTCTGACGTAGATTTTATGTATTTACTTTTTACATCGAAATTTACAACAACAAGGGTTCGTTTTAATTTATCAAACGGTACTGCAACTGGTTCTGATGGTACTATTGAAAATTACGGTAACGGTTGGTATAGAGTATCTGCAACTGCAACTGCTAATGCTGATGGAGTAGGTGTATTTGGTGTTAATTTAATGGATGCCGATTCAGGTTCAACATACGCAGGTACAGGTAATGGTGCAATGTACGTTTTCGGTATGCAAGTTGAAGATTCAGGAAGCGGTGGCGATGCAGAATACGCTACTTCGTATATACCAACACAAGGAAGTGCTGTAACAAGGAGTGGGGAAACTTTAGTGCAAGATAATATGCTTACAAGTTTGTTTAATAGACAAGGAATGGCTTTTTATTTAGAAGTAGAATCACTTGCGAATGATAGTGCAACCAAGTCAATTACTATAAACGATGGGAGTGGTACAGATAGGTTTGTATTACAGTTAACTGGTAATCAAATATCTACGTTTACAATTTCCTCTCTCGGCTCAACAGGTTTTAGTATTGCAGCACCAAATACAGATACTACTCAAACTAATAAAGTTGCAGCTTCTTTTAATGCGTCAAATGGTTATTTATATATAAACGGAACACAAATAGATGTTGATACAATTAGTAATGTCATAGGAGATGATTTAAGTAAAATTAGCTTTGGTAATCACGCATTAGTAAGTAACATTTTTCACGGAAAGATAAAGGATTATAAAATTTACAACACCGCATTAACACCAGCAGAACTAACAGCATTAACAAGTTAATTTAATAAAATGAAATATATATTTAAGAAGTAGTATGTTTTACGTTTATCTACATAAAAAACCAAATGGTCAGATATTCTATGTCGGCAAAGGCAAAGGATATAGAGCGACTAAAAAAAACAATAGAAATGCCTATTGGCAAAGAGTAGTAGATAAGTATGGTTATAACGTTACTATCTTTAAGGATAATATGACAGAGCAAGAAGCGTTTAATTTAGAAATGGAACTAATAGAAGCTATTGGATTAGAAAACCTTACAAACTTAACTGTTGGTGGAGATGGAACTTCAGGATTTACACATAAAGCAGAAACAAAGCGTAAAATAGGTTTAGCCAATAGTGGTGGTTCGTCTTGGTCGAAAGGCAAACGGTTATCAGAAAATCACAAAAAAGGAATAGGAGAGGGAAATAGTAAAAAAGTACATCAGTTTACCTGCGATGATAAATTTGTAGCTGAATATAATAGCGCATCAGAAGCCGTTAAAAAAACAGGTATAAAAGGAGTATATAGAGTTTGTCTTGGAATAGATGAACTTGCAAAAGGATATAAATTTAAATACATTAATAACAATTAAACATAATAATTATGAAATATTTGTTCCGCAAATATGAATTTGAAACTCAAGAGTTAGCAGAAACAAGAATAGCTGCTCTACCACACCAAGAAGACGAGGAAGGGAACGAACACCCATCACACAGCCATACGGTTGTTAAGTTAGGCTATTTGTGGATTACAGAACCTACATACGATGAAGATGGCGAATTACTAACGGAAGGAGTTAGTAGTGATATGTATTCTGTTGACGTTCTATGGAGAGCATCAGAGATTACAGAAGAAACAGAAGCTGCTGTACTTGACGAAGATGGTAACGTAGTAACTCCTGCTGTAACGGAAATTGATTATCCATACGGATGGGTTTCTAAAGAGATAGAGATAGAAGAAGGTAACGGTGTCCACACTTTTGCAGGGTGGTCTTATAGTAACTAATTATGGACTTAACTACTTTGAGAGTATATTTGCTTAACATATCGGCAATGACCATAAGCACTTTTAATATTTTGGAAGATAGTCTTAAAATCTTACTGCTTGTGGTGTCGATAGGATATACTATTCAGAAGTGGTGGGAAATGAAAAAGAAAAAGTGAGGTACTTTAATTACAGCGAGTTTGATAGCCCTGACGTACAAGGTAGCGGTCAACTAATGGACAAAGAATTACTTGATATGTTAGATGATGTACGTGATAAATTTGACAAACCTATACACATAAATAGCGGTTTCAGAACACCTGCACACAATGAAGCTGTTGGTGGTACAGAAAATAGTAGCCACCTTAAAGGACTTGCAGTAGATATAGCTTGTGATAACAGTATAGATAGATTTGATTTAATTAATTGCCTTTTAGACGTAGGGTTCAGTAGGATAGGAGTAGCAAAAACTTTTATACACGCTGATATTGACTTTGACAAGTCTAATGGTGTAATGTGGACTTACTAATGAAAAAGATAATACAAGCGATTACAGGCGGTTTGCTGAAGGATATTGGCAAAGTAATAGATAACCTCCACACAAGTGATGAAGAACGCTTAGAAGCCAAGCAAAAGCTTCAGGAGCTGTTAGAACAGGCTGATAAGGAAGCGCAGGACCAAGTTACAGAGCGTTGGAAGCTAGATATGCAGTCGGACTCGTTCTTGTCAAAGAACATTCGTCCTTTGGTATTAGTATTCCTTACAGTGATGTTTACTCTGTTTGCTTTTACGGATGGCAACATCGGAGGTTTTGAGGTACAAAAGGAATACATTCCGATATTCCAAAGTTTATTAATTACAGTATACGGTGCTTACTTTGTAGGTAGAACTTGGGAAAAGAGCAAGAGAAGTGGCAAAGAAGATAGATAGCACCTATAGAGTAAAAACAAAGACAAAAAGACCAGGTGTACATTCTAAAAATGCTTCACCAGGCAAAAGAGGACACAAGAAAGCTTACAGAGGACAAGGGCGTTAATTCTTAAACGCAATAGGCTAATTCTTAAACGCAGTGGGTATACACGAGCTTAAACACTTCGAGTACGAAGAATTTGACTGTCAGTGGTGCGATAAGCACTCTACAGGCTTTAAAAATATGGATAGGCATTTCTTACAGATGCTTGACGAAGCGAGGGATTTAGCCGAGCTGAAGTTTAAGATACTGAAGGGATTCGTCTGTTACGGTTGTAGAGGTATGATTAATGAGCTTGAGCATTCTTCACACTTAATTGGTAGAGCAGCAGTAATTCAATGTAAGCACACATACAAGAGATATCGGATTATAACAGCCCTTCTAGAAGCTGGTTTTACACGGATAGGAATAAATAATAACTACCTGTATGTCGACAATGACGATATGAAGGCTGACTCTATATTCCCATTCGATATAATACACGAAAGAACTATAAAATAGTTGGGTATAGCCCTTTTAAAGGGGCTATGCCCTATATTATATTATATATTATATTTATATTATATTATATATGTTATTATAATATTATATATTATATATACTATTACATACAAATAAATTGTATGTAATAATATTATATATACTTTGTGATTGAAAAACTTTTTATATATTAGCACCATAAAACAAAAGATATGACTGCAATACAAGAAATAAACTTCTATAATAATTTTGACTTACTTAGCCAAACCCTAAAAGACCACGACCACCAGGTCGTGAGAGCATTGAATGAGATAGCCATTTACGTGGCAGGCTTGCATATTGAAAACAGAGATAATCTAACATTCATAAATAGCCTCAAACAGGAGTGCTGCGAAAAGGATAATATGATAGATGTATTGTCTTTTATGAGTGACCCTAATGAGTTTTTGGTAAAAGAATAATTTTTTATATATTTGCACTATGACTACGCTAGTAAATAAGTTGGTTGCTATTCAGGGGAGACTGAAAGCACCAAAGAACCAAAGGAATAACTTTGGTAAGTACAACTATCGAAGCTGTGAAGACATCCTAGAGGCTG